CGGGTCCCCTTTCGGGAACCCGTCCACGGTGTTCACATCGTAGCGCACCCCTTGCTTGTCGCAAGGTCCCATCCATGGTACGTATTGGAGTTCGCGTGTCGTATCTGCCCGAGTATAAGAAGCGGACAGAGCCGACGGATCCGGGTTTTATCTATCGAACCCGGCCCAACGGGCTATCTCAGCAGTGGACGACAACACGTCGCCAGGGTACCGTGACAGAATCAATCCTGTCAGTGTGCCATAAAGGCACGTGGCCCCCTCCTGTCGGATCACAGCGAGACATTGGTGGCCCCATGTCCCTACAAAGGACATGGAGTAGCTATCCCGATCGTGAGAAAATCACGGCAGGGTTGACCCAAGGCGAAATTGCCATGGGTTCAGCGATTGGATACGCGTATGGGCAGAATCCGGCTTCGGTCGGATCTATTCCAAGCATGAATGTGTTTGGAACTTCTGCTATTGCGCGCGTCCTTCCCACCAATCCAAATGCTTCTCTCAATGTCGCTCTTGGTGAGCTCAAGAGAGAAGGCATCCCACGCCTACCTGGTTCTTCTATGCGTGATCGAGTTGACCTCGCACGTAAATCAGGTAACGAGTTCCTGAACATCGAGTTCGGGTGGCTCCCTCTGATATCGGACGTTCGGTCCTTCGCGGACTCCGTGAGGAGATCGCGGCTGCTTATAGAGCAGTATGTCAGAGATTCGGATCGTAAGATCCGGCGTAGGTACGTTCCACTTCCCCAGACTCTAGAAACCACTCTGTGGTCGGGAACCGGCATTGCTCATGGTCAGAACATACTCTGTCCTAACAGTACGATTACTCGTACGACTGAGCTCCGCTATTGGTTCTCGGGGGCATTTCGCTACCATGTTCCGCTTGCAGATGGCTTTATCGGCCGTCTGCGGAACATGGAATCTAAGGCGAACTACCTCTTTGGAACTCGATTAACTCCCGAGCTCCTCTGGAATCTGGCTCCGTGGTCATGGGCCGTCGACTGGTTCACTAATGTTGGTGATGTTGTTCACAACATCTCGACATTAGGTGCCGACGGTTTGGTTATGCAGTATGGCTACGCCATGCGCGAAATGCGCGTGGTGGAGCTGCACCGAGGGAGTTACTCATTTTCTGACTCCGTTGGGTCCCATGCAGGTACTGTGTCCCGAGAGATTGGTTCACAGTGGAAGCAGCGGATTGCTGCACACCCATATGGGTTTGGTATCGACGATACATCGCTTTCGGCGATGCAGCTCGCGATACTTACGGCTCTCGGGTTAACCCGAGGGAAACGTGGGAGTGACATACCCACGTCACCGTAGGATGACATCCGGTCATCTCTACGTCAGCCAAATGAAGGAGCTCCTCTCGTGTTCACTGACCCGGAAACCATCACCGTCAATTCGGTCGCCCAGCCGCTCGCCCGTGTGGCGAGTGGAACGGGCACGGGGTCCTTGCAGACCTCGGATGGAAACTTCAAACTCGACATCGCTCACTCATACAGCAAGCGCGGCCGTCACACGGTCGTCTTCCGTCAGCGAAAGCTGGCGGCGGATCCTCTGATCTCAGCGAACAACGCGGAGTTCACGATGTCTTGCCGGATCACGGTCGACGTGCCCTACAACCAGGGGTACACCGTGGCGGAACAGAAGCTCATGATCGACGGCTTTCTAGCGTGGATCACAGCTTCATCCGGTGCCAAGATGACGAAGTTGCTGGGTGGTGAGAACTGAGCAGCGCACCGTGAGGTGCGTGGCATTCTCAGTACCGTGGTGAAGTTCCTCGCGATTGTGGTTTTAATCATTCTCGCGTGGTTCCTAGCTGTTGTGCTGATCAGGAACGCCATACTGCTCCTAGTTCCTCTATACCCAGCGTGAACACGGGCAGGAACAGCCAACCTCGTTAGGAGGAAGCTGTGAAAAGCCTGACAGAGCTCTGGTGCTGGGCGTCGATAGAATTAGGCGCCCGCTGCGATGTTTGCACCGCTCGTGACTATAAAACGGTCACGAGTCGATCAAATCACGAGGGGTTATCGTTTCTAACGATAACCTTGACGAACTTCTGCGCTGACTTCGAAAAAAGTCTTGCTCAGGAGTACGTCGATCACGACTCATTCGCAGGTTTTTCACGAATGAGCGGGCTCCCCCGATTTCTCGGAGGTTTCCTTGATCGCGTGTTTGATCGCGGTACTGGTCGACTGCTCGATGATCCTTGCATCGATTCCATCTACTCGATACGCCAGCTTACGCTGATGTTCGGGAAGATCTCTCTCGAGTGCAGTGATGCACGTAAGGAGAGCGCGATTCGCAAGTACATCGAGTGTGAGCAGGATGTGAGGACGAGTGATCGTAACTTGACTCCTGAGCTTCGAGAGAAATTCAGGATCATGTCACTTCGTCTGTTTGGGGATGTCTTGGCCACTGTAGACAAGAAAGTCTACGATGGCACACTTACCCCCAAGCATGGGCCTGGTTCCACTGCTGATCGTCTGGTTGGTAACCAGAAATTCGATCAGCGTGAGTGGACCACGCGGCTAGAACGCGTGTTCCCATATGGGGACAACGCGATGCCCAACTGGAGGTTTTCATACCTCCTCGCTGCCACTACACACCTCGAACCCGGGCAAGAACGGCCTGTTGAGGTCATTCTAGTCCCTAAATCGCTCAAGACTCCAAGAATCATCGCCCGTGAGCCAACCTGCATGCAGTTTATGCAACAGGCGCTCATGGAACAACTGGTTCTCTCTCTCGAGAGCGACCCAGTTGTCGGACGATTGATCGGGTTCACTGACCAGACGCCTAACCAGCTTCTGGCCTGTGAAAGTTCTCGGAGCGGCAGTCTTGCGACTGTCGATCTCTCCGAGGCATCCGATCGAGTCTCGAACCAGCACGTACGAGAAATGGTACGACATTTTCCGCATCTTCGCGATGCAGTGGATGCCACACGTTCTCGGAAGGCTGATGTCCCTGGCTATGGCATAAAACGCCTGGCCAAGTTCGCGAGTATGGGTTCTGCTCTCTGTTTTCCGTTCGAGGCTATGGTCTTTTTGACCATTATCGTCCTCGCACTTGAACAGAAGCACAGTCGCCG